CTCGGTGTTCACGTAATTGATGATCGTCAGGCGGTTCATGACATCTTGCGCCAGGCCCTTGATACTGATCCGCGCCGTGGCAAACTGCCAGCCGCCAGGTGCGTTTATCTGCACGGACGAGCGGAACCCCTCATAGACAACGGTGTCAGGCTCGCCGGGGCCAGCGAATGACCCCGTGCGCATCTTGAAGGTGAACCTCAAGCCTCTGGATTGAAAAGAAGTTGCCACCGGCTGCCCCATCCTGTGTAGTCGGGCGCATCGTCGCCCTGCGTGTCATAGACTGCGATGTCACCAACAAATCCGGTGTACGCCGCGCGGATGATGGCCGACCGATTGACCATCAGAACGGTGTCGCACAGCACTTGCCCGGCCCATGATGCGCTCAGGTACTGGCGCCCGCCAAGCTGGCGCAGATACAGCGTGACCGGCTGGCCAGCAAGCGTGACCTGCACGGTTTGGGCTGGCACTGGCCGAAGTGGGATTTGCTCTATTGCCATTGGATTTCCTGGATAGGCTCTATTGCCTCGCCAAGCTGCACCCGGGCGGTTGGCGTGGGCGGTACGTTGTTCGGGTCGGCGATCTTGCTGTTGCTGTAGACCACCTGGGTCTCGCGCACTTCCTGCATCATCAGATCGGCGACAATCATCCCGGCCCCGCTGGACGCCCCGCGCAGGATCCGATACTCAACCAGCGTATATCCGCTGTATCGCTTCTCGGGCATGACGATATCCCACTGGGTGGGCAGGTTCAGGTTTTCTTGCAGCCAGTCAGTGATATAGGAACGGGTTGAAGCTCGCCCTTCCTTCGTTACCCTCAGTATCAGCATGCCAGGGTTGCGCACTTTGTTGTAGCTGGTGAAGCTGCCGCTCTCGATGGGATAACTGGACGCCTCGGCGGATCCGTTGATGCCCATCTCCACGATGGAATCCACCATCACCGGGCCATCTTCCTTACCCGGCTCGAAGATGCCCCACTTGTCGCCTGGGAACAGCGCTGACCACAGCGACCCGAGGGCCGAGCTGAGTACGCTGGTGATCGGCGCCGGTATCTTGCCGCTCTTGAGAACTGGGAAGCCTGGTATTCCGGCCATGTTGACTCCTTGGTTTGCCTTGTCGGCTTGCTGTTGGGATTATTGCACAAAAGGCGCTGGCGGGGTATCTGGCCACGCGCCCTCCCCTCACCTCAACCCCGCATCAAACTGCCGCACAATCTCCCCTTTTAGTCCCGACGCAATCCCCCGGGCATCCTTAGCTGCCGTGTTCACGGTGATCTGCCCGATGCTCACGCTTTGGCTACCGCCACCCCCACCCTGCGCCATGCTGATGCCGCTCAGGATCTGCTGGTCGCTAAGGTAGGATTTGCCTGCCTCGTGCTGGCTGATGCCCCGGATCATGGCGGCAGCCGTTGCCGGGTCGCCAAAGTTGAGTTGCTGGTTCGGGTCAAGCCCGGTTGTCTTCGATAGCGCCTTGATATAGGCGCTGGTATCGTTGGAACCCTCCGGGGCATAGACGCCCATGATCTCGGTCAGGGTATCAATGCCGCGCTTCTGGTACAGCTGCAACTGGCGGTACAGGGCCGCAACGCCTTCCTCGGTGCTCTTGAACCTGGCGAAGGTGTGGCCGTTTATCGTCTCTCCTTTTGTGGCTCCTCTCTGGCCCGCAAATATCATCGCCCCTGGATTGTTGTGCCTTTCTGGCACTGATGTCCCCGGCTTGTTGGCAACTGTCGGCCCCATGTAGTTGTCGCCCTGCAGCTTGCGGATCTCCTCATCCTCGCCCTTGTTCAGCCCTCCGGAGTGGAGTAGGAAGCCCAGCGGGGCCGCCAGAGACGCAGCGCCAGCAGCCAGGCCGGCAATGGTTGCGGACAGGGACGCGATGCCACCAATCACAGCGGAACCGCCAAGCAGGCGAAGCGTGGCCAACGCCAATATCAGCGACGTGCTCCACCCGTCAGTTTTCTCGTCAAGCTCGGCGAATATCTCAACAGCTTTGGACAATGGAGGAATGATGACCTCGGCCATTTTGACGAACGACTCGGCCAGGCGTTCAAGCGATGGCAGCACCTTGATCACCAGATCTCTGGTCATCTTCTCCAGTCGCTGCTGGGCCTTTATCCAAGTCTGCTCTGCCTTGTATGCGGCGTCAGCGTCCTTCTGGCTGAACCCCTGCTGGGCTGCCAGAGTTGCACGCAGCTCCTTGCCACCCTTGGCCATGAGGTTAACCAATCCCTCATCGGCAATGCCCATCCTTTTTAGGTAGGCGTATCGTTCATTTTGATTCTTGTATATTTTCCCAACTGCGTCCGCTACGTCTTCATAAATTTTAACTGATGATTTGGCATTCCCAGCGGCATCCACAATGCTTACGCCAAGCTGCCTGAAATAAGGAACCATGGAGCTGGTCCCAGCCATCTGGATTTCTGTTATTTGCCCATTAAGATCTTGAAGAGCACCAAGAAACCCCTCCATGCTGCCGCCGTTCAGCTCGCTGGCTTTGCCCCAGCGGTGCATGGTATCAGCGGAGATGTTCAGGTTCTTGGACAGGCGGGACAGATTTGCGCCAGTGGTGACCACATCGCGGGTGAAGTTGATTAGCCCCCTGCCAGCGGTGAGCACGGCAAAGAACTTGATGGCCGAACGCTGCATCTGGCCAAAGAACTCGGCAGCATCCTTGCCGGAGGCGGCGATCTGCTTACCCACCCTGTCAGTTTTCTTGCGGGTGTCGGACAGCCCCTTTTCGGTGTCCTTCATGCCCTGCTGGAAGTCTTTGTTGTCCAGCCCCAGGGTCACGATCAGGCTATCAATCACTGTTGCCATGCGGCCTCCTACCCTGTCGCACCAGAAGCGCGTACACGGGCCATGTTCAGTTGGTCAATCTGGTGGATCTCTAGCATCCGATAGGCATCATAGGGGCCGTAAATCGTCTGCAGTTCGTGGAGAGTGGCGAGCCGTGCTGAAACCAGGGTGGCGATGATGCCGGGGGTGTTTGAATAAGGGGCCATCTCGACCCCTTTTCCTCCGGCTTGCTCGGCGACTGTTAAATCTGCTCTTCGCCACCGGTAGAAAAACCCAGGTGCAATTCCATCACCGCCTTGCGAAGCATGAATCTGGTCTTTACGTCCTCGATGTCACCATCCAGCAGGGGGCGCGGCTTCTGGGTGGCCGGCACCAGGATTTGGACGCAGGACATCATTTCGTCCAGCAGCGGCTTGGCTTGGTCAGGGCCTACGCAGGCCAATGCCTTGATGCCTTGGCGGGCCATCTCGGCAAGTGGGGCTTGCAGATCCAGATCTGCGCCGGATCCGGCAACTGCCTGCAGCGCTCGGAAGGCCCACCACTCAGCAGCCTCCGCCGCCATCTCGGTGATCATGAATTTCTTGCCAGCGTCGCGGCCTTCGGTGATTTTTACTGTCTCGGTGCGTCTCATCATCTCATCTCGTCGTCAGAAAAAGGAGGGCGACCATCTGGCCGCCCGGGGATTATACCAGAGGGGTCGGCAGGACGCTTTCCCATGCGATCTTGAACGTTCTTGGTTGCATAGTGCGTTGGGCATTCGGGATCGATGTGTAGCTGATCAGCACGCCACGCGACAGCGTGTAGGAACGCTGGGTGCCGGGTAGCGTGATGACACCTCCCAATCTGAACGGGGTCTTGTTGTTATCCTGGGCCAGGACGATGGCATCGAAGATATCGATGCTCGGTGAGTCGGCCTGCAGGGTGATGGTCTGGGTGTACATGCGCGGCACCCAGCCGGCAGACATGACGCCATCAACCCCGAGCACAACCTCAGCCGTGTCCGCCTCGTCAGTGGCAAAGGCTGCGTCTGCGGCATACCCCTGGATCTGAGTGGCAGCCAGCGCGAAGTCTGCCGAACTCAGGATAAAAACGCTGTCCGCGCTGGTAATAGTACGAGCCATGGTCGTCTCTCCTTAAAGTACGGCGATAGACGCCAGGGTGATTTGCTGGATGCTGCCGCCGTCGGTGTACCACAGTTTGACGGGCGGGCTCTGGCGCTGACCGCGCACCTGGGCGGTAGCTGGCAGGATCTGCAAGTAATAGCCCTTGCTTTGCAGGTCAGAGCTGATATCCAGCCCTGCTTGCTGGGCGATGGTGGCCTTCTGCGAGTTGCTGAGTTGGACGCCGGTGCGAATAGTGCCGTTGTTCAGCGCCTCGTCGATGGGGTCTTGGCACCATGCGCGGATAAGGCTGTTGCCGAGCGCGTTGTACGGCGCAGAGTTGACGGACAACAGGCCATTGAACATGGACAGGCGAAGCTGGGCATTCAGGTACAACTGAGCCATGAAGGAGTCAGCCCACTTGAAGGTGGATCCGTTCATCTGCCCGTCATACATGATGCTGTATTCGTTGCCCTCGCCGCGATCTACGTAGGCGCCGTAGTAGCTGGAGTTGTTGGACAGCACGGCAGCGGCATCAGCCAGGCTGGAAATAGAGGGTTCCAGACCAGAGAACTGGCGGAAGGCCAGGGTGCTGCGACCGTTGACGGCCTGCCAATCGATAGATCCTGCCCAGCCACATGCGGCGGCGGCATGTTCTGCCTCGCCGTAGATCACCAAGGTGCCATCATAGTTCAAGGCGTCCACGATGGATCCGAAAACAGCGGCGTTGTTGGTGGTCTTGTAACCGGCATCATTGTCCCACGCGATGTAGGCATAGCCCTTGTTCTGGGTATTGACCCACTGCGCAAAACCTTCATGCTCGGCCAGGTCGCACTCAAACACGGTGGTGAAGTTGGCCCAGTTGTAGGACTGGTCCTTGATGCGCGCCATGGCGGTGGCCGGGGTGTCCGCATCCACACCCTGAGACAGGATGCCAGCTGACAAGCCCAGCGGCTCGGCAGCGGTGCCGGTTGCCTGGGTGATGGTTGAGGTTGCGCCAGTGGTGCCGGAGGTGACAACGAATCGGGAGGAGGTGGCATCCCAAGTCACAGCAGCGGAACCGGTGAGCGCGAGGCCGGTGGTCAGCAGGGTGGCGGCATTGGTGAAGCTGGTAGCGGCGGACAGATCAACACTGGCATCAGTGAAGGCTGTGCCGTCGATAGTCACTGTCAGGGTGCCAGTGATGGCCTTGACCTGCTCCAGGGTGAGCGCCAGCGCTTGGCCACGCAGCCAGGCGGCGCGAGCTGCGGCGGCATAGCCACCGAAGAACAGGGTGCCGGGCTTTTTCAGGCTGTTGTCCGGGCCGTTGAAATAGAGCCCAGCCAGCGAATACTGGGCGGAGTTGAACCCGTAGTAGTCGCCGACACTTTCCTGATCGGGGAAGCTCAGCAAGCTGGACACGGGCGTGGTCAGGCCATCATCCAGAAACACGGCGTTGAGGGAAAGCGGGTTGCCACCCGTCCCGACCACCGCCGGGTTGACGGTGACAATTTGACTGACTGGGATAGGCATCGCCTTCTCCTTATGCAGGGTTGAGTAAATCGGCTGCGATCACCGATGTTTCACCAACGGTGTTGAACTGCTCGGCAGCCACGTTGATGACAGGATTGTACTGCATCGAGGCGGTTATCGTCCAACGAGCCTCGTACTGTTCCTCGCCGGTGATGAGCGGGGCCTGGATGCCATCAGAGCAGTACAGCGGCTTGATGTTGTCCGGGAAGTTGTCCGGGCCGTAGGAGCTCCGCAGCAGGGTCTTGGCTGTGTTGCACATCTCGCCAGCCTGGCCGCCATAGAAGTCGATCTGGACGTCAATGCGGGTTGAGCGCTGGAAGTCTGCGCCGGTCACCATGTCGTAGGTGTTGCGGGTGGCGGCAAGGTCATACTGCCCCATCTCGGTCAGCACAATGCACGGAGGCTCAGGCATGGCGACGCGGTTGACCTGGGCGCGCACTATCTGCGTACCGGCTGGCATCAGCGGATCCAGAAAATCCGCCAGCGCGGCGATCACGTTGTCGATGGTGATGCTTGGCATGGCGCTCATGCTGCGGCTCCCTGGTAAGCAATAGCCACCTTGCACCAGTCCGGCCAAGTCTCCAGCACTTTTACGACAAGCCAGCTCTGGCCGTTGAACTCGACCAGATCGCCGCCCTTGCTATCAGGGCGCACCACCCCGGCCAGATTGCCGTACAGGTAGGCGGCGCGTATGGTGCCTTGGATGTTCAGCCCGTCCATCTGTTTGAGATCCTTACCGTCCAGCGCCTGGATGTTGGCCTGGCCCGTCTCGATGGCGTAGGCGGGCACTTGGCGCCGGGCTGCTGGGTCGATGGTGTAACCGCTGGACACCTTAACTGTGACAGGCGTGTTGGGGTTGATGGATTGCGTCGCCGAGTTGGCGATGGCGCGGAGGTTCATTCTTTCACCTCATAGGTGATGCTGTTGAGCATGTGGCCGGTCCACACCAGCGGCTTGGCCTGGCTTCCACCAGCCCCTTGAAACCCTTCCTCTACAAGCTCTTGCGCCGCCAGAACGTCACGCGCTCGAATCTCTTGCGGGTTGTTGCCGTAGATGGAGCGCAACATCAGAGTTGTTTTGGATAATGCGGGCTCGTTGGTGTTGATGATGCTTTCAGCCAGATCATCGCTGATCGCCTCACCCATACCGGCAAGCGCCTTGCGGCCATCCCCTTCATAATACTTGATCGCGTCGCCAAGTCGCTTTGGCCACTCGCTGGATTTCTCGTTGACCATGTTGCGGAAGAACGGGCGCGGCGGGGCGGGGAAACGTCCGCCGTGGCCGAACTCATTCCAAAATGCCACCTGAGCAACTGGCGTCCCATCTGGGTAGGTGGCGCCAGACATGAAGCCAACATCGACAGAACCTTGCGCCTTACCGCCGATCTCGGCCAGTATCTTGGCCAACTTGTCACCGCCGCTCAGGGTTGCCATGTTAATACCTCGTCAGCCTTGCCACGTAACGGAAGGAGCGCAGATAGGCGGTCGCCTGCCAGAAGGAGGCCCCGTAACTGGTCTGAGTGAACCATGATGCGCCCATGCTGGAGTTGAACTCCAGCGACACACTTACGCTGCCCTCGGTGGCGCTGGAGGTACGCCCGACAGGTCCAGGAATGCCGCCAGGGTTCAGCGCACCAGACAGTTGGGCAATGTGCGCCACCAGCAGCCAGAACAGCATCAGGCGCTTATCCCCGTCCTGTACCGGGCAATCCTCGTTGGCAAGGAATAGCTGCGACCGCACGAAATAACCATTCAGCGTGGCATCAGGCACCGCGCTGAACTCAGGATAAGCCGCCTTGAAGTCGGCAGGGACGAAGGCGACGGCCGCCATGGGTTAATCCTCTACCCTGACTAAGCACTCTCCGCACCCGGAGAAACAATTCACGCATGGTCGCTCATCAGTGCAGCCTAGCTTGACATTTGACGCTGAGCAATCACACGCCCCCAGCAGTTCCGGCACGCCGCGATTGTTGGTTGAGCAGTCGGAGTCGTGAATGGGTTGCTTTTCATTAGCCTCGTCAATCATGTTTTACTCCTCTGCCTTCGTCAGATCGTTCTCTTCGGCATCCGCACCCTCAAGGCCGGTCTTGTTCTTGACGCGCTCTTTGGCTGCGCCTCGAGCTTTGGATTCAGTTGCTTCTGCGAAGATGTCGCCATTAACCAGCGGCTCAAAATCCTTGTGCAGCTCGCACCACTTATCCCAGAAGTCCTTATCGACTTCGGTGTAGCCACACATGGTCTCGCGAATGTAGATCGCACCGTTCATGTCGGCGTTCTGGCCGCGCAGCTCAACGCGGGTCTCGTTGCCACTGCCATCTTGCAGTCGCAGGATAAGGCCCAGCGGCAGGCGGCAGCCCACAGTAATTTTGCTCATTGTTTGGATCCTTTTTCGTCAATCATCAGCGCATCAGCATCAAAAGTCCCGGTGCGCAACTGTCCGTCCACAAACCACGCGCAATCAACGATGCGGCCTGCGGTTCGCTCTACGGTCATGCTCGGGGAGCCAGATCGGAGTCGGACTATTTCACCGGGGGTAAAATGTTTCATCGAATCTTCCTGACAGCCTTGGCGCTGAACACACCAGCGCAAACCATTTCAGACTTGTCGTAGTTCCAGTAATGCAGAACCAGCCCATCAAGGAATCCGGTAACGGTCATGGGGTCACTGCCGCTGATAAGCTCAACTACGTCGCCTACCTTTGGCTTTTCATCTTCCGCCTGCTTCACTTCATCACTCATCGTCATCACCTTCAACAAAAGAGGGGGCTTTCGCCCCCATCTTAGCACAGCATCAGACGCCGAGCATGCCCTGTACCGCCATCGGGCGATAAATGACGGTACCCCAGGTGCCCTGGCTCTTCTTCTGCTTGAAGCTGGACAGATCCACAAACACCGGATGGGCGCGCATCTTCTCAGTGAAGCAGCAATCCCAGGTGCGCTGACCCTTGATGTCATCGACAACCAGCTGAACCAGCTCGCCGGAAGCGGTGGCGTACTCCGGCACGGTCTTGACCTTCAGGTTCGGGTAGTTCTTCTTCAGCAGATCGGCAACGTTGACGTTGAACTCGTTGGTGAAGGTCAGCGCCAGCTCGGCATTCGGCGACATGATCAGGGTCATGTTGCTGTTGAGCTTGACGTTACCCTTCAGGCGAGATTGCAGGTTCCAGTACATAGACTGGATATCCTTCAGCACCTCCAGCGCGGTGGCGTTCGGCACGCCACCGGTGCCGACCCACTTGGTGCCGCCAGCTGCCTTGGTGGCTGGGGTCAGGTTGGAAGGCAGCGCCGGATCGTTGGTCATGCCGTAGTTCTGCAGGTTCTTCACACCGAACAGGTAGGACAAGTTCTGGAACTTGTTCAGGGTCAGCGCGGAAGCGGCGTTAACTTGGCTTGCCCAGTCGATACGGGCTGCACCAGCGCGCTCCAGTTCCTTCTCGCCCCATTGGGTAATGGTTTGATAATGGAACGATTGGCGCTGCGGCCAGTTGGTGTTGGCGCCAGCGGAACCGGCGTTGTTGTAGTCACCATAGGCCGCGGTCTGGCCGGTGGCTTCCACGACAGGGAACATGGCGGTTTCGGTGATCCAGTCGCCCTTCTTCACTTCCGAACCGGCAGCCTCGGCCGCTTCGATCGGGGCAACCAGTACCTCGATGAACTTCGGGTCGATATAGGTGGTCAGGAAGGACGGGATACCGGAGTTGGAAACGGTAACCAAGCCAGGCTGGGCATCTTGCGCCAGAGCAATGTCATGAATGAAGTCGGTATCCAGCGCCAAGGGCTGAACGCCCATGAAGTGGATCCCCGCACGGGATGCCAGCTGGCGAAAATCGATGGGTTGCGGCATGTTGGCAGCTCCTTACAGGGACATGACGAGCAGCTCGTTGAGAGCGCAGCCTTGGGTGATAACGAAGTCGGTCTCTACGAAACCGGCAATGGTAGCGCCAGCAGCGCCGGGCTGGATGGTGCCGTCGGACAGCTTGGCGAAAGCCTTCTGCCCTTTGGTGGCGGCTGCCACAGTGGAAGTGGCCCAGTAGTCTCCGGTGCGCATCACGATCACAGGGAAGCCCTGCGGCACCAGATTGCTGGACTCGGCCAAATAGGTGGTAATCAGCGCTTGCTGCTCGCGGTGGATGAAGCCATCCGGTTTGCCGGTGCCGGTGTTGGACACCAGACCGGTGGTGGCGTCGATCCACGCAAAGCGGCCGACGGTTACGCCAGCGGCACCAGCCACGTACTGACCTTCGCCAGCTGGGAAGGATGCGCGCGGGTTGGCGGTGGCAAAGTCACCAGCGACTGCGGGAGCCTGCTGGAGGTTTACGGTAGTTTGAAAACCCATTTTGTAGGCTCCTTCTTAGGCTCGACCGAACCGGCCGAGGTTGAACTTGTCCACGGTGGCGGCAGCATCCTGCGCCATCTCGGGGGTGTTTTTCGGCGCGGAGCGGAGATCCTTGACGGCATTGAACATGGTGCGCAGGCCGGCGGCCGGCATGTCTTTGTGGTCGTGGCCCATCTTACCAAGGGCGAAGCGGTACACTTCTTCTGCGCTGTCCATGCCGATCACGTCACCGACAACGGCGCGCACATCCACCTTGGCCTGCTCCAGCTGGCGGAAGGCAACCTTCATGGAGTCCATGGCGGCCTCAACGGTGGCTTCGACGTCTTCAGGCTTCATGGCAGGAGCCTCGTCCTCTGCCTTGGCTCCCATCATGCCTTTTACGGCTTCCAGGTCCTCGGGGGAGAGCTTGCCAGCCAGGAAGGCCATCACGTCGTGCTCGTCCTCGACGATCTCGCGCTCCAGCTCCACCGGCTCGGGAGACTCCTCGACACCCAGAACGGCGTCGATGATCTCGTCGGCTTTCTCAGCGTCGATCTCGGAGTCCATGGCAAGCAGGCCTTTCAGCACGGCTGCCTTCTTGAAGGTTTTCTTCTCGGCTTCCCCCACCAGGGCCGGCAGTGCGGAGTCCTGAGCGATTTTCGGGGACAGGCCTTGAAGCGACAGAGCGAGGGCTTTGCCCAGCTTGGTCATTTTCATGGCGGGGGTTTCCTTTGGTTTATGGAATGGACTGGAGTCGGCCACCACCACATCCGGCCCGGCGCGGCCAACTTCCACAAGCGCCAGGTGGTTGCCGCGAATATTGCGCATCACGCCGTCATAGGCCTCTCCGTCACTGGTGGTGCCGGGGGTCATGTCTGGGTCATAGCGATATCCGCAGGAGAGTTCGCATTGCTTCTCGGATTCGACGCCAGCGATTGCGGCGGCGTCCCAGATGCAGAGGGATGCTTGCAGGTAGGGCGTGTCGAAAACCACATCAGAGCCGATGGATCCTACAACGTTGTCCTTCTGCGGGGCGTCAACAGTAACGGGGATGTGCTTATTGAGAATGGGCAGGTTGTTGAACGTGCTGGCGCCCTTGGCAAGCTCGTCCGGATCTCGGTAAAGGCGGTAAACCTTGTCAGCATCCAGGCCCAGCTCTTGCCAATTCGGAATCTCTCGACCGAAGTACGGGCAGACGTTCGCCTTGCTGATGTTGGTCTTGGAAACGTGCAGACGCCCGTCAGCGTCAATGCTGCGAGCGGATTGCCGGTCAAAGGCCATCAAGTTTGGATTGGGCATCACCTGAACCACGTTTCATGAACTGGGATAATGATATGGCTTTGGTGATTTTATTGCAATCATGGTTGGCGGCTTGCATTTATTGAGCTATGATTCTTGTGTTAATTACACAGGAGAGTGAGAAATGAGAATCAGCAACAGCAAGAAGCAACTGGCCAAGATTATCCATGAGAATGGTGGTTGGCGTGATGGGGCTAGGTTCGCTTGGTTCCAAGGCAAGCTGAGGGGCCACCCGTGCCACGAGGTGTGGTTTGGCGAGGAAGGCTCAGATCCGGAGTACGTCCCCACTTCCGGTGGCTTCCATAGCTACTGGTCTATGGTGGTTGACAAGTTACCAGCAGTGAAATTCGACAACTGGCACCAAGCCATCCTATCGCGAGAAGAATACTTCCACCTGCACCCAACGCCGGATGCGGATGGGTGGATTGAGTGGAAAGGCGGAGAGTGCCCAGTGGCAGAGGGCACCCCAATATCAATACGGTATCGAGACGGCGAGGAGTTTGCTAACGCCTTTGCTCTCGGAAGTCGGAACTCACGCTGGGAGCATCTTGGCATGAAGGGCGATGTGGTCGCGTATCGCTTACGCAAGACTGAGCAAGCGAAGCCTGAGTCCGATCAGGCGGAAGAAACCAAGCCAACCATCGAACAGCTGGCCGCCGACTACCGCAACCTCAAGGACTACGCCGACCGCAAACAGGAAGAGGCTGATGGCGCGAAGGCGGATGCGGATGCAAGGCTGGTCGAGCTGGTTGCTGCGGGCAAAGCGCTTGGGTTGGTGCTGAGTGTTGCGGCGCCGGAGCCGGAGCCTGAGCTAGTGATTACCGACTAGCTGGATCTCCGGGTGGGAGGCGAGGTAGCGCTGACGGCACCGAACGGCGGCGGTGTTAATGTTGGCGAGGTTGGGGTGATTAGGCGCATCGATGGTAGCGCCATGAGTGTAAGCTTTCCATCTCAAACAGGGCATCTCATTTCCAGAGCTATTGCGAATTGGAAGTTCATCCGCCGCCCATAACAACAAGGCCCCATTATGGGGCCTTTTCTTTACCTGCTGTCAAAGTCAAAACGGCAGCACGCTCTTGCTCACGCACCGGCAGTTGATCTCCTCGCCTGGTAGGATCCGCTTGCCATCAATCAGGCACCCCTCGGCAATTTTGAACTTTCTGCCATCTGCCGCAACGTGTGACCTCCTGGGCTCCTTCCCGCCATGCGAGTGCTGCCATACCGCTTCAGTGATTCCGATCTCCTGGCGACGGGCCTGGGTGGTCACGGCGTTCAGTTTGTTGGATTGGTCACGCGCAATCAGTGCAGCCCGGCGCTTGGTTATGCCGTATCGATATTGCAGCTCTTTGGTTATCTCCTGCAGGTCTCGCCCCCTGCTGTACCCCCGCATTACGATTCCCTCCACCTCTAGGAAATAATGCTGCGGTATCGACTTGATGAGCGCCACATTCTCCACCACGGCGGCCTTGGCTACGTCCTGCATGGCTCGGGTCATCTTGAAGTCAACCGCCCATCCCGCATCCTTGAGCGCATTCTGGAACGAGTTGTCGGTGGCCTTGATGCTGCCGGCTGTGAATCGCTTGGCGATGTCGTCGGCCATGTCGCTGAATCTGGCTATCCACCTCTTGGACACCTCGCGCACCCTGGCGGCCATCTCGGCGGCGGGAAGTGCGTCCTCGGCGATCTCGGGCGGCGCCTTCCGGTACTGCGCCGCCAGCCAGTATTCGGCGGAGTTGCTCATCTCCTTGATGAGACCCTCCAGCGCTTTGCGATAACGCACCTCAACTCCACGATTCGAGTGTATGGCGCGGACTGTCTTGGGTTTTTGGGCCATTACTGGCCCTCCTCGCCTGGCGGAACATCCGGCGTCTGCGCGTCGGGGCCTGCCTCATCATCAAACATCCCCGGCTCCACAATCTCTAGCTCCCCGTCGATGTTATCCCACCCGGATTCGGGGTCATCGGCCAATTGCTGGCGGGCCTCTGCCGGGTCGATGACGCTATTGGTGATGTAAACCTGCGCCTCATTTGCACGGTTGAGACGGATCTCGCTTTCTTCCTTGGCGCTGGTCTGCCAGAGAGACTTGAACTTGAAGGTGATGGAGTCGTCAATCTCACCCCATAGGTGAAGCTGGATCACCTTCAGGCAGATGTCTATCGGCTGGTAGTAGTACGCCTCCTGCATCGCCCCGATCCAGTCGTAGAAGGCTCGGACCTCCCCGTCGCTCGACGCATTAAGGCCTGACGGGCTGATACCGGTCAGCACCATGGCGGGGATCCGGCTCACTGAGCACATGTGCTCTTGGGCCTGGGCCTGTAGTTCGTGCAGGCCAGACAGCGGGGTATTGACCTGCACGATGTCCTCAGCATCCTTGTCCATCACCCCCATTCCCAGGTTCGAGAAGGTGTTGACGTAGATGTCGAGACGGTCAAACAGATCACCGCCATCTCCACCGTTGAGGACTTGGGCCATGTCGGTCTTGAGGAAAGTGCGGCTGAACTTGTCCACCAGATCGCTCACCGCCTGGCGGGTGCGCAGCCAGTTTTCCACGTATGGCTGGGCCAGCTGTGACAGCGACATGCCAGAGAAATTGTAGGCGGGCTTGAGCATGTCCGGCAGCGGCCTGGTGATGATGGTCAGCAGGCGGGAGGCATGCATCTCTCGCCCGAGCACCCACCACGAACTGGGCTTGTAGAAGTCCGGCGCAGTCGGGTCGATGGCGTTGTAGGTGCTGGGGCTCGTCCACATCGCCTCGATGGTGGTGAAGTCGCGCAGACTGCCCTGCGGAATGGTGTGCGGGTCCAGGATGAGGGGGACAGCGATGTCGGCGCCCTTGATGTTGATGGAGATCTGCCCCCGACCAAAGAATGTCTCCTGCTCGGAGCTGCGGCGGAACACCCCGCGCAGGTCGAAGTACTCACAGGCTTCTTCCAGCTCCTTGATCTTGTCTGCCAGCTTCTTGGCGTCCTTGCGGTCCTTGCTGGTGATCTCGATCCACTCACGGGTCAGCTCGGTGCTGATGGTGGAAGCGAAAGCGCGATACTCGGGGCGGGTGGCCAATGCGGCCAGGTTCTGGTATCCGGGGAACGGCTGGATGTTGGCAGCATAGAGCCCGCCGGCCGCCGAGTTCAAGAACTGGTAAGTCGGCCCGCACAGGGAGTCCATGGCCACGGCGGGGGTGGTTCCGGAAGGGACAACGCCAGGGACCAGAACCGGCGCCTCCCAGCGAACGGCAGCATCACGCGCTCGCTTCTCCATGGAGCGCAGCTTGGCCCTGGCTAGGCTGCGCTTGCGGGCCTTCTCTTGCTCCTCCGCCTTGGCCGCCTCAACTGCTGCCTGCAATTCGGCGAGGCGCTTCTTCTTGATGTCAAATGGCCACATGGGGCGCTCCTATTTATGGCGGCGCCGGTCGGCGCCCCTGGTTATCGTCTCATGACATTATGCCGCATGGCGCGGGCCTTGGCTTCTTCCGAAATTTTGATCTTGCCGCGCACCGGGTAAAGATGACGCACAGCCTGGGTCATCGAGTCAACCTGGTCGTCATTTGCCCCGAACGGGAAGGATGACAGCTCATCAGTGAGTCTTGTCACCCATGGCGCAATGTCCTTGTGTGGAAGGATGATGTTGCCCGCCTCCCACAAGTAGGTGATCGCATGGGCTCGCGCCAGCTTGGAACCGTCAGGCTCTACCGGCAGTAGCCCTGGCACCTCCATCTTGAGCGAGTCGATGATAGCAGGGCCGTTGGCCTTGTCCTCTATCAGCACCGCTCGGATGTCGTCTCGTGATGCCTTGAGCGCAACCACGGCCTTCTTGGTATTAGTGAAGCTCATGCGGTCGCGCACCTGATCCAGTAGGTAGCAGTTGGCATCCTTGCGCCCCCACACCTGGCCGACCACGTAGTCAGATCCGTCGGTGTCTTTGAACGTGCAGTCCCAGGAGCAGATCACTTGGTCGAATTTCTCCGGCAGGTCTTTTGGCAGGTAGAAACGCTGACCGTGGTCAAGGAACACAGAGCCACCCTTGGCGCTCGGCCTCTGCTGGAACTGGCCGGCAACGGCGTGGCTGCCCATGAGCTTTTTGTCACGCTCGACAACGTGCGCCGGGAACCGGTCGGGGAATAGCAGCTCCCCCTCTTCCTTGCGCCAGTCCTCCCACCCGATCGAAGTCTTGCAGTGCCTGTCGCGCTCGTACTCCATTGGCAAGCATAGGTGCTCGTAGCCATAGTCGTCGGACAGGATTATGCCTGACACGTCATTCTCGTTCAGGCGCTGCATGACGATCACGATTGCGGAGTGCTCGGGACTGACCAGGCGGGTCGGCAGCGTCTCCTTGAATATCCGCTCTGCCTCTATCAGGGCGGCTGGGCTGTGTGCATCTTCGGCGCTGTGCGGGTCATCCCAAATAACCCGGTCGCCCCGGCGGCCAGTCATAGAGCGGACGGCGCATGCCTGGCGGAAACCGGTGCTTTCGTTCTCAAAGCTCAGCTTCTGGTTATTGTCCCGCATCAGGTTGGTCGGCCAGAGCTTCTGGTACCAAGGATCAGTCACTAGGCGCCGCATTTTGGTCGAGTCACGAACCGCTAGGCTCTGCTCATGGGACGCCCCGATTACTCGGTTGGTGGGGATACCCTTCGGCCCCCACTCCCACGCAGGCCAGTACACTGACACCAGGGAAGATTTTGATGTGCCGGGGGGGATGTTGATCAACAGGCGGTTGATCTGCCCCTTGGTCACGGCCTCCAGGTGCAGGCATACCGCATCCATGTGCGGGCCCCACACCAGCGGCATACCGGGGTCCAGTATCTGCCACGCCCGGCGCACGAAGTTGGCCAGGGAGCGGGAGCAATATTCCCGCTCTATCTGGTCGAGCACGTCAGGAGTTAGCAGCATCGCGCGCCTTGAGGATTTCGGCCATTGCGGAGTCTGACAGCTCGCCGATGTTGATGGAGCCCTTGGGGGTCATGCTACCGTCGGAGGACTTGAGATCGATGATCTGCTTATCCAGCCCCAGCAGTTTGGCCTTGCCCATGGTGGCAGCAGTGGCTGCGGCGGCCTGGGGGGTCTCGGCGCAGAGGGCGGCCTGGCGGTTTTCTTCCAGCTCGGCCAAGAGGGTGTCTACGGTGATCTGGTTGCGCTCCTTGGTGGCCTCCCGCAATTCCTCTATGCGTGCTGCGACGTGCGGCTCTACTGCCAGCTCGCACGCCTTGACGGCAATCACTGCCGGCTTCATCTTGTCTGCCTTGTAGGCCATCTTGTAAGCGGTTGTCTTCTCGCCGGTCTCCATAAAGTACCGGCAAAAGGCTTCTTGCTTCTCGGTCAGCTTCTTCATCATCTGTTGCTCATTACCGCTAAGTTACCGCTAAGTCTACCACTTTTCGCGCCGCAATAAAAAAGCCCCTCAGGAGAGGGCAAGGTTGGCGTTGCACAGGATATTCCACATCTGTGATTACACTGAGAGCCCCAGTTTACGAGGTAACCCTACGGCATAAGCAAACAATGTAATCACGGTTGTGTGCTCGTCGCTCCATCGTCTCGACGGTGCTCGGAGCTTACCGGAATGCCACCGGCTTGAGATAGATCACCTCCTATCTGTGAGGGAGCTTGGTGGGCTCGGCTATCTCATCGCTGGTATTGTAGCAAATCCTCCATCTGCTGCGCCACCCGCTTCCGGGTCTCGGCATCCGCCACGCGATCATTCCAGCGTTGCAACGCTTCGGCTTGCTCCCTAGCTTCCAGCTCCGCCCTGGTGAAAGGGCGACACTCCACCCCAATCAGCACATTGTGAATTTCGCAGACGTCGCCGCCGTGCTGGGCCTGGTAGGCCGCGATTCTCTCGGCCTTGTACTTCTGCCAGTGCGGGTTTACCCCGATCACCAGCACCACGATAACCGCCAGGATCATGCGCATGCGTCACCCTCCGCCAAGTCCACCGCAAACGCCCGGTAGGTCGTCATCACCAAAGCAAGGTCTGCCGGATCCGGCTTATCCACCGCCAGGGCCTTGCCCATCAGCCTGACGCTGTAGCCACGGTCCTGCAGGTAGTAAGCGCCGTGCTGGGCGTCGCAGTCGGTTAGGAATTCTAGTTTTATTTGCACTGCATGGCCTCGTCGATGTGGCGCTCAATCATTTCGGAGTTATCAGGGGCTGGCCCTTCAAAATAAAGCTCCCAGTCAACTCCGCACCTGCCTACACCAAACTGGCTGTTCTCCTTAATCCACCGATACCGCGCAGCGTCTTTTTCTGATTGGCGGAGGTTAACCAGAAGTTCCTTCACCTCACCAATTGATTGGGTTGCTCGTGTCTCACCACCAAACACCCTCTCAAGCCTTTCTACAGACTCAAGCATCTTTCCAGTATCAATCATCTCTCACTCCTCCAACACCACTTGCCCGCCCGCCATTTCCTCCAGCATGCGCCGCAGATGATGCAGGCACCCGGCCGGGAATGGCTGCTTGGCCAGACCTTTGAAAATCAGATAAACCCGCTTGTGCTCCACTAGCCCGGGAAGCAGGCGGTTGACGCATCGACGGATCGCCGTGTTCACCTTTCCGGTGCGGTGCACTTCCGCGCACAGCTCGACCGTTACCAGTGCCGACAGGTAGGCGCATGCCTCGGCGTCGCGGGATGTGTAGGTCGTGATCACTTCGCAGCCTCCCGAGCGAAACGGTACTCACAGAACCAGGCGCGGGCATTGCACCAGTCGCGGTTCTGCTCTTTGGTGCAGTACGCGCCAGCTCGGCGCCAGGCGGTGGCAGCCTCTTTGACCTGCCCCTGGTTTTCCATCTGGGCTGCTTCTGTGGCGAACTCTTTGAATGATGTCATGGTTATCTCTCCGTGTTGATTGCGCCGCCCAGTGAAGGGCGGCGGGGTTGGTTACTCGAATTCCATTTCTACGGCAGCTTGGCGAACCGTGGCTGTGGTTTCGGTGCTGTCGAATGCCGGCTCAAACTCCCCCTCCAGCGCCTCGCCTTGCGCTGCGTCAGCCTGTGCGGTGTAGGACTGGATCCGAGCCTGGTGCTCAGACTTCATCAGGATGCAGGTGGCTTTGGCTTGTGCCCACTGCCCATCAGCCTCCAGGCGCCTGCGCAGCTCGACGCACACGGCATTGAGGGACTCCTCATCTCCGCACTCGGCCATGTCCGCCTTGATGGCTTCCCAGTCGATCTCCTTGGTCGCCGGGGTGATGTCCTTTTCGCGGGATCCGTGGGATTCGCGTGGCGAGCTAGCCGTGATGCGGGAGGCTTCGTCGTCGTCGAGCACCTCAGACACCCCGAAGGCTTTTCTTACGCATTGCCCGAGAGACTTGCCAGCCAGCATGCGGAAAGGGAATTTCTTCCATGCTGGGCTGGTGGATACAAACGCCTCTTTCATGTACTCGGTATGAGGGGTTGGGAATCGGCGGTTTTTGACGTAAATCTTGGTTGTGACTGAAACCAGATCACCCTTGTCGTCAAAGTTGTCTAACTGCTCATAGCCGTCAAACTCGGGGTGGCGGTTGGCGATCTTGAGCCATCCGTCCAGGCCAATCATGACCTGGAGCTTTCCACCGCTGACAAATGCGTGGCCCTCACGGATGAACGGGTTCAGGTCATACTTCGCAAAAATACTGGACACCACTGTCATTTCTGCGTTGGTGGCTTGCGCTCCGTGCTGTCCCTTGCCGCTGATGATCATGCCGCGCAATACTTCCGCAACCTCTTCTTGGGTCACTCCGTTGCTTGCTGCGATTACTGATAGTGCGTTACTCATTTGGTTTCTCCTGTTAACGTGACAACGCCACAACTCTACGTCATGGCGTCATTTATTGCAAGCTGTTTTGTGTTTTATTGCGCCTCGGCTACTGGCGAGCCCATCGCGGCAACTCCAGCACCTCGACGTGCATCCCGACTCCGAAGGCTTCCATCTCCCTCACCCGTTCCAGATCGTCCAGATACTCCCGCCTACCAGCATCAACCCATGCCTGTTCCAGCTCAAACACCCGCACTGGGTGCCGCCCAATGCTGCGCCGCTGTCCAACTGCCACGAAGATGAAGCGAGGCTTGTGGCCAGTCCACTGCTCGTAGATGTCGGAGTAGAAAGCCGCCTGCACGTAGTAACGGAACTCTTGGATGGAGCGAGCAATGTGGCGGATGTCGTCCACCTTCTTGACGTCCACCAGGATGTTGCGCTCCCTGATGAGGCGATCGGGCCGACACTTCACCCGCACGCCCTCCAGCTCGCCAAAAATGCTGGATTCGCTGATGCCGTCACCGGTGAGCAGGTCCCGCGCCGTCGGGTGAGCCAGCACGCTGTCACGCATGGCGATCACCATGTCGTAGGTGTCGGCGTCAAGGCAGATCTTGCCGCTGGCCTTGCAGTGCTCGGCGAACGCTTCCACCCTGGTTCTATCAGCCGCCGTGCGCCCACCAGCTGGCTCCTTGCGGTAGGTGCCAGCGAACACGTCAGGCTCCAAGGTGGCGAAATGCACATGGGTGCCCAGGTCCACCTCGTCACTGCCAACCGATGGAGCGTTGCGGGCCCACTCCAGCAGGGCGGGGGACTGGTGGATGTAGTCGAGGTCGCTTTTTGAGTAACCGCGCTGGGCGCGGTACTCGGCGTTGGTGAGGTTAAGGACTTGGTGGGCCATTACTTGGTGCCATCCACATTAGTGATGAGCTGTCCAGAATCAACAAACGCCTTTCTTCCGCTACTGCTAAGCGCAATGGCGAGGTAGTAATTCGGGTCTATGTCATTTTCCTGAAGCGTCATCATAAATTCTTGTCGCAAGTCCTTCAGAGATTGCAACAACGCATCCCGCTGCTCCCGCAGCATCACCAGCTCAGACTGCTCGCCATTGGCATACAGCCGCAGGCCATTGTCTTCGATGTCGCTGGGTGACGAGAAGAACGACTGGAACCAAGTGGCGTTGGCAACGTTCCAGCAGTTCATCCCGCCCATTGTTTCCTGATACCAACGCGGCTCTCCGCCGTTGATGGTGCAGTGAGTAGTTCCTTTCGGGGCTTGCGTCCAGTCGATTACCATGGTGTTTCTCCTCACTCAAAAATGTAGCTGTGCCAGAAATCTGGCTTACCAAGAACCAATCTTTCCTGCGGTGCCGAACCAAGGTTTGATATCTGCTCGATTGCATACTTAGCTCGGTCGAGCTGGGCCTGCGCCCTGCTGGCCTGCCACTTCTTGCGCAGCTTGAAAGACTCCCAGGCCTGCTCCTTGGTTTGGTGGCAAAGTCGGCGACCAAGACCATCCAGAACAAACCGCTTCTTACCGAACCCATGCCCCATGTAAAACCGCTGCACCCAGGCCCCTCGCGGCGTTTTCTTTATCTCTGTCCACTCCTCAATGTAGAGCTCGACACCCTCTTCGGTAATCAAGTCAACATAGCGATATCTGATCATGGTGTTTCTCCTGTGTTGTGTGTGGGCCGCCGTAACGGCCCGGGTTGAATCAGTAGTGGATCCGCACGTTCGGCACCAAGCCCTTGCCAATCGCCGTCAGCACGGCCTTGCCAAGCTCGATGTCGATCCCGGTCTCGGCCATCAGCGCATTCAGCGCAGCACGGTTTATCGCCGTCCGGTGCGCCTTGTCATCCTCGCGAGCCTTGCGGGCGATCTCGGCCTGGCGCTCTTCCTCGGCGATGCGGTCTCGCTCAGCTTGCGCTGCCTGCTGCTCCGCCAGGCGTTGGCGCTCTGCTGCGGCTTGTTCGGCCGCAATGCGGCGTTGCTCTGCTGCTTCAGCATCAGCTTGGCGGCGCTGCTCGGCCTCAGCTGCACGTTGCTCTGCCAGCCTGGCATCCAGCTTGGCCTGCTCCTCCCGCTGCCTTGCCTCAGCTGCGCGGCGCTCTGCGTCTTCGCGGTCACGGCGGGCGCGGGCCTCTTCCTCTTCGCGTGCTTTGCGGGCCGCCTCCTCCGCAATCAGGCGATCTCGCTCCTGCTGCTCGCGGATGGCAGCCTCGGCCTGCAGGCGGGCCAGTTCTGCGGCGGTTGCCTCTTCGCGCTCCAGGCGCTCCAGGGTGTCACGCAGCATGGTAAGGGCGGTCTCACTTACTGCCTTGGCTTTTTTGCGCAGCTCCGGCCAGAAGTCATCCAGGCTGACATCCTCGACCTCGGCAAGCGCAGGGCGCACAGAATCACTTGTGGTGAATTCCGATGCGCAGCGGGTAGGGATGCCTGCCAGCATGGCAAGGATTGCGTCCTGGGGCGATTGAGCGGCCTCCAGCGGCGCAAGCACGGTCGCCTTCAGGTTGTCGAAGCGCTCGATGCTCTCACGGGCATTCGCTTCCAGGATCTTCGGGATGGCCTTGATGGCTCGCAGGTGATCGCGGATCGGCTTGTCGATGGCCGTCTTGCTGCTTGCCACCTTGGCGGCCAGGGCCTTGATGTTGGCGCGACCTTCCGGCGTCTCAACGTCCGGCACCTCGGCGGTGACTTCGGCCTCGACCTGCTTGTAAAACGCTTCCAGTGCCGGGGCGGTGAAGTGCGCCGGGATGCTGGGCAGGTTTGCCTCGCTGGTGTCGGCTGGTGGCAGGGTGATCAGTTCGCTGTTGGTGGTCATGGGTGTCTCCTGTGGTTGGCGCCAGACCGTGCTGACTGGCACAGGGGAAGAATACACCGGCAGGGGTTTAATGCAAGAGGAATTGCGTAAATAAATAACCCCGCGCTTGGCGGGGCTTGGTGGGGTTGCTGCTTGAGCTACCACTGACGCTTCACGAAAAGAAAACCATCAACCGTGAATGTTCTCATTTTTTTGCCAGTTGCTTTGGCGTACGTGTGAGCCTGGATCTGTGCACTCGCTCTTTCCGATTTTGTGCCACCAATCCGGCAAGATTGGCCAACCTCGAGATCCTTGAATGGCCATGACTTGCGCATTTCAATTTTTACTGAGTACGGGGTCATTGCTCCGAGGCAAAACTCAGCTGTTGCTGGGTTGTCAGTCATTGCGATCAGGAATTTGCCAAGCTGGGCATCGGAAACTGGCAAGACAAATTCACCACTTTCAGCCATTCGAATCAGTTTTACTTGAAATGAAAAAACATGACTCGGGTCAAGCTCTGAGTATTCAGCCGCCTTGATAGCTTCTGAGAAAAATAACTCAAACAGCTTGCGCTGATCTTCTGGTGCTTTCGGGGTTGGGAATCCAAGCTCAATGGCTTTGATGATTATCTTTTGGTCTTCGGTGAGATTGGTCATGTGACTGCCTCGTGTTGGCCGTGACTTGAGTTAGCTGGCAATCCGGTCACGAGTCGGAGGTTCGGGTGCCCCCTAGCCAGCAACGAAACTCTACCTCCACCGGTCGCTGACGGCAACCTCGCTCCTGGAATTTTTTGATAATTCCCAAAGAAAGCCATAAGTCGTTGATTTTAAATGGTTTCGCTTATTTTTTGCATTTCAAAGAGCCACATGCACAAAGACTTGCACAAGTGCAAACCCTTGTGTGGCGCGATCTAAGGGGATAGTTATTCATTTATGTATATTTATCATCTCTCTCTCTCTCTCTCTCTCTCTCTCTCCATAAGGGAAATAAGGGGGGGTGCCCAAAAACAGAGGGGTAGGGGATCACGTGCATAAAACAAATAAAAGCATAACTCCCCGCAAACCCGCACCGTTGCTGGGTTTTGGTTTTGACGTAACCACAAATAACCACACGCACAAAAAATCCGTGTCAGCGATCTGCGATGCCGTTTCGGACGTCCAGATGGATTGATGGCTGGGATTTTAGTAATTGACGGATTGCACCTTCCGACCACCAACCGCCCACAAAAAAGCCACCTTGCGGTGGCTTTTCGTTTCTGCCGGTGGCTTTTCGTCTTCTGTCGCCTTGGGCGGCCCTACTTCCTCAACCTGATCTGCTTCCCGCTCGGGTCCATCTCAATCTTCCCGCCGAGCATTGCCAGGGCGTTTTGCATGGCGTCCTGGTTCGCCCCGTCCAGCTGCTTCTGGATCTGCTGGTAGAATTTGCGGCGCTTCATCTGCGCTTTGATGACGCTCACGTAGCGCCAGCCGTCTTGGTCGTCCTTGCGGCGGTCTATGTTGATCATCTTGAGGATGGCTGCCTGCACGGCCTCCAGCTTGGCCTCGACGGTCTCCTCTGTGGCTCCCTCGTTGATCTTGAGGTTGCTGGTGAGGTGCTCCAGGCTCTGCAGCACCAGCATGAGCGCGTAACGGACGTATGAGCTCTCAATGCGTGCCCCGTCGCATCCGTAGTTACCCAGGGCCATGATGGATGACAGCGACATCACACGCTCAACCAGGCGGGCATATATGGCCCCCACGCGCGGGTGGTTGCGGTAGTGATGCTGGTCATAGTGCTGCAGGATGGCGCACATGTCCCGCTCGGCGTCCGGCGTGATGTCGTAGCGGAACCGTGATCCGTTGAATTCGTTGTCCACGCTGTGCTTGCTCTCGTCGTCTGCCAGTTGGCAGATCAGCCCGATCTGCGCCTTTAGCATCTCGAACTGCATGTCCTGGCCGCCGGTCGGTGCCTTTTTCAGATCTTCGATGGTCAGGCGTTGTGGCGCCCTCTCAATGCCGCAGTCGTTGATCAGCGCCCGGCCCAAGAAACCAGACTCGATACTGTCTTCATCCACGATGGCGGCCAGCTTCTGTGGGGTTGAGTATGCCAGCAGGTGCAGCGATGGATTGCGCACGCCGTCCCGGGCGGTGATCGCCCGCTTGTCGTGGTCGGCCAGCTTGCGCTCCAGCTGCTCGATCTCCAGTTGCGCCTTTTTGATGCGCCCCTCCTCGTGATCCTGGTTCATGTGGGCGATGGTCTCGCGCTTGGCCTCGATCACCTTCTCCACCCTGGCCCGGGCCGTTTCGATGTGGGTCAGGAACTCATCCCGGTGCAGTTGAGACAGCTTGTAGCAGGAGGTCGTGGAAAGCTCCATCAGGGTGCTGATCACGTTCGACATGTGCTTGTTCTGCTGGCTTCCGGTGTTGGACGACAGGATCTTCTGGGCCTCGTCTACCACATAGAAACAGTGGCCATTGTCATAAATGGCCGAGCGGATCACGTCCTTGTCTGATCGGATGTCGCCATAGACGGTCTTGCCGTGGGCATCCAGCAGGTTCTTGACCACGCGCTGCGGCCACTCCTTGCCCGCCGCCGACATGCCCAAGGTGAGAGTGATCAGTGACAGCTTGGTGCCGCCGAGCCCTGGCAGCCCTGCCCCTGCCATCGCCATGCACTGCAGCGCCATGGCGGAATAGGCCCCGCCGCTCAACTGCCGGTTGGCCCCCTCGCGGATGTACTCAACGATCCGGCCGGCAAGCCCTGGCGGGGTGTCGATGTCCATGCCGTTGAAGTCTATCCCGGGCGGCAGGTCGCTTTCCTTGGGGGCCGCCTTGCGCTTGCTGGGTGCCGCTGCAGGTGCTGGCGGCATGCCTGGCAGGGTGAAGCCGAAGGGGGCGGCAGGTGGGGCGGGGGGTGTGGGCGACGCCATACCTGAGTCTGAGCCGAGAGGCTTTTCTGCCCCGGGGTGTGTGGGCGACTCGACCTCATGTTCTGCTTTTTTTGCCATGGTGGGTGTGGGCACCCCGCACGCCTCCCGATCTGCTGCGATAGCCCGGCGCATGGCCAGCTTGGTAGCCTCCACCCCATGTGCCTGCCGGTAGTCGTCCCAGTCACCCAGCTCTGGCGGCAGGGCCACGGTTGCACCTATCGGCGCGGCGGCATCCTTGGCGTAGCGTAGTCCCGCGCCGTGCTCGTCGTTATCAGCAAAGAACACTACCGGCACCCCTGGGTGCTGGTCTGCAACCCACGCCGATACGGCGGCAAGGTTGCCGGTGTTGAATGCGCAATAGGTGGTTGCGCCTGTCACTTGGTTGACGGTCACGCCGGTGGCGTACCCCTCGACGATGGCGATCAGCTTTTTGTGGCCATCCAGCTTGTGATACACCCCGGCCATGTCCCCACCGAACAACGGGCGCTTTTCCTTGTTGGCCTTGATTTTCTGCACGTTCACCAGTTTTGAGCCGTCTCCTTCCGCCTTGTAGGCCGGAACCAGCATCAGCTCACCAGGCTGGATAACCGACCGGTCACGCCCCATGATCGGCTCCCCGTTCACCAGCCACTGGCCGTCCAGGCCGCGATCTGACATGTAGGGATGAGGGCGCAGCTCTGAGGAAGTCAGCAGCGCCTCGGCACCCTTGCGTGCCTGCTCATGATTGGCTTTGCGGATCTGGTCCTCGCTCACGAACGAGCGATACACCGGCGCACGGCTGCGCTCGGTGGTGTTGCCCAGCAGTTCATTGGCGACTTCGATGGTGGGGTTTCCCAGGAACCTGGACAGCAGCAGCAGGCCACCGCCGCTCTGTGGGTCGCACTGACTGCAGAACCAAGTGCCGCGACCATCCTTGTCGTCAAAGCGGAATCGATCTTTGCCACCACATACCGGGCATGGCCCGTGATGGCGCCCGGATGGCAAGCGGCACCCGTAATTTTCCAGGGTCTGGCGCCATGCGCCGTTGAACTCGCGCAGCACCCGATCGATCGGGCTGTCGCCATCAACCCGGCCAGAGTTTCCTCGCTCACTCCAGCAGCGGCAATTTGAAAGCGCCTTGCACCCACATGAGAGGGTCAAGGGGAATGTTAGGTTGGTCATGTGCTCGTCCTGTGTCTGTCCTGTGTGCGGCTGTGCCTGCCGGCCTTGCCGTGGTGTTTGGCCGCCCTGTGCGCGGCCAGGTTGATGACCCTACAAGGCGGCCTTGATGTCGTCAATCGCCTTGCTGATAGCGGCAAGCTCCGCGTCGGTGAATGTCAGGTGCTCTTTCCAGTTGCCATAGTAGCGCCCGATCCGGCGATGCACCCGTGACAGCTTTACCTGGCTGACGCCAGCCGCATCACAGATCGCGGACACTCGAATCCCGCACTCGATAGCGGCGCGGACGCGCTCCATGACGGGCTCAACGCGCTTGACATCCTCCTCCATTCTCTCCTTGGAAAAGTTGCCGGTGCCGGCCGGGCGGCCTGGGCGGCGTTTAACTTTTTCTGCTTGGGTGTTCTGGTTCATTTTTCGCTCCTTCTGTTTTGGTGTGGCAATTATCATAAAAAAACAATTGCATGTAAAGTTAATATGGTGTTCAATTCACTGCACCAACGGCGCTACGGCCACCAAGCGGCCCAGCGCAAACAAACCACTAGCAGGAGAGATGAAATGTCAGGACTTTTTCTCAATCAGGTTTCCCAAGAAGATCTGGAATACGATGGCTTTTTTGACGGGCAGAACAAGATCATCCCGGAAGGCACCGAGCTGAACGCAATCGTAACCGGTGGCTTTAACGGCATCGAAGAAGGCAAGGCGGTGCAGTCCTGTTACATCAACTTTGTGATCTCCACCCCTGGCGAGTTCTACAACCAAAAGTACCGCTACAACGCCAAGGTTTACGACATGGACGCCAGCAAGCGAGACCTGGCCATGAAAAACCTGTCGGTGCTGGATGCCCAAGCAGGTTTCCCGCTCAGTCATGGCCGCCTTGAGTTGACCACCGAGAATATCGAGGAGCACTGGGTTGGCAGGGCACACATGCGGGTCAAGTTCGGCCTGCTTGTTGCCGAGGATGACGGACGGGAGATCAACTTTGTGCGCGGCTTCGGCTATCTGCGCGAGAAGATGTTGCCGCCGGTTGGCCAGCAGTCTAGCCACGCTACGTCAATGGATATGCCAGGAGACCAGAACGTCCGCAAAGTGCAGCAGGCTATCCGTGAGCATCAGCAGCAATACCAGGGGACCCCTGTTGATAGCGACGATGACATCGGGTTTTAAGGGGCAACCATGAGAAAATACGAGAAACTTGACGGGGAAATATTACACCTCATCAAAAACGGATGCCAAACAGCGTCATCAATCACTGCAAGAACCAGGAAGCTCTGCGAAGAATTAATCCCTGATCGCGACCCATACAGAGTTGTCGACGGGCGACTTCAGCACCTAAGGAAGGCAGGATACATTCTGTATCGGTCTCAAGCTTGGTTTACGGCATTGTCATAATCAACACCCAGGCCGCCGCGCGCGGCCTTTCTCTCACAGGGGAAATCAGGAGATCAAAATGGGATTCACCCTCCGCCCATACCAACAAGAGGCCGTCGATGCGGTGGTAGAGCACATCCGCCGGCGCCTGTCGCCTTGCCTGCTGGAGCTTGCCACCGGTGCAGGCAAGAGCCTGATCGTGGCCGAGCTTGCCGCCTACATGGCCAAGGCCGCGCCAAACAAGCGCGTGCTGTGTATTGCTCCAAGCAAGGAGCTGGTCGAACAGAACGCAGCCAAGTTTCAGGCCTACGGCTACCAGACCAGCATCTACTGCGCCAGCGCCGGATCCAAATGCCTGCGCCACCAAGTGATCTTCGCCAGCCCGCAGACCGCGCTCAAGAGCATCGACAAGATCGCCCACATGGGCGTGAGCGCCATCATTGTTGACGAGGCGCACGGCATCACTCCGACCATGCTTGAGCTCATCAAGCGGGTGCAGGAGTACGAGCTCAACGGTCAGCGCATCAACGAGCTGTTGCGGGTGATCGGCATGACCGCCACCCCGTACCGGATGGGGACCGGCTACATCTACGCAGCCGACTACACCATGGATCCACCTCTGTTATACGACGAAGAGAAGGCGATCGACCCGTATTACTCCAGACTGGTCTACCGGGTTACCGCTGGCGAGCTGGTGGCGCAGGGCTTTCTCACCAAGCCGGTGATCGGGGAGGATGCTGGCGAGCACTACGATACCAGCAAGCTCGAGCTAAACCGCATGGGCAAATTCGACTCGGCCGCCGTAGCGATGACGTTCGAGAAGAGCACCAAGACCAAGACGATCATCGAAAAGGTTGTCAGCATGTCGGTTGGCCGAATGGGGGTGATGATCTTCGCCGCCACCATCAGCCATGCCGAGGAGATCGCTGGATACCTGCCGCAGGACCAGGCTGCGGTGGTCACCGGCTCCACGAAGAAAAAAGAGCGCGAGGCCATCATTCAGTCGTTCAAGGCTCGCAAACTGCGGTACTTGGTCAACGTGAGCGTGCTGACCACTGGGTTTGATGTCCCGCACGTTGATTTTATTGTGATAATGCGGCCCACAGAGTCAGCTAGTTTGTTGCAGCAGATAATCGGCCGCGGCCTTCGATTGTGCGAAAATAAGTCTGATTGCCTTGTTTGGGATTTCGCCGAAAACATCAAGCGCCACGGACTGGAGTCGGACATCTTCACTCCAGAGATCAAGACCCGCAAGGCGGCCGGTGAGTCGGTGGAGATCCAGGTCGAGTGCCCAGCCTGCCACGCCATCAGCATGAAGAAGCGGCGCAACGACCCGATGTATGACGGTCTGGCGCACGACCGGTTCGGCAACTTCCTGGTGTCCGGCACCGAGAGGGTGGTGGCCACTGACGCCGATGGCGATCCCTGCGAGTGGGATGGCATGGTGCTGACGACGCGAGTGCTGGACCCGTCCACCAAGGACGACTTCGGAGACTGCGACAGCAAGGAGGTTCCGGTGCCTGCGCACTACTCCCGCCGATGCAGTAATCCGGAGGCAGCGGTGATCAAGGGCGTGGCCTATCCCTGTACTCACCGGTTCTCTTTCAAGGTGTGCCCTGATTGCTTCGCAGAGAACGACATCGCCGCCCGACACTGCACCGAGTGCAAGATCCGGCTGGTTGACCCCAACGAGAAGCTGACCGAGAAGGCAGGTGTGGCCGGGATCATGGCGGAAGGAGAGACCAAGGACGTACTGTGCCTTGATATCAAATACGAGCCCTATGTTGGTCAAGCCGGCAAGCACAGCCTGAAGGTGATCTACAAGACCGAGATCGGGGCTATCACCGCGTGGCACACCAAGGGCGCGCACTGGATCTTTAACCGGATGGCCACTGCCAACGGCTGGGAGCTTGAGACCATAGGTGATGAATACGCCGAGTGCGCAGAGTGGCGGGCCGTGCCGAAGACAGTGAAGGTGAAGAAGACGATGGGGCAGAATGGTTACTACAACTTTAAGGTGCAGGGGGTGAGTTATGTCTAAAAAAGGATATGCGCACCCGGCAAATAGCCGGGCAATAGGTCTTGAGATGCTGGCAAGAACAGGATCCACGCAAGAGGTAAGGAGAAAGGCTGTTGCTGCTCTAAAGAAATTCCACGGCATTGTTTTCACTGGGGAGACCAAATGAACCTCACCACCCTATCCAAGCACGGGATCCCCCTCTACGGCGACCCAGAATGGCGCGGCAAGTGTCCCATGGAAGCTGCCGAGGCGGTTAGCTTCTTCTGCCAGTTGCGGGCCGAGTTCCCAGATCTGGACAAGGTTGCCACCCACATCCGCAACGAGGGCAAGCGCACCAAGCGACAGGGACATCAGCATCGGCAGGAGGGTATGAACACCGGTGCCAGCGACGTGATCATTCCGGTGTGTCCGCCCATCGTGATGGAGATGAAGCGGCGCGACCATACGCTTTCATCCATCAGCAAGGAGCAGGTGGATTACCTGGCTGCCGCCGCCGGCCTGGGCGCCTTCGCTGGCGTAGCCCTGGGCGCTGCCGGGGCAATGAAGATGGTGCGGGCATGGGTAGACAACCATGGGTGATGAACTGAAGCCGGTGCTACCCAGTAATCGCTGGGGGCAGATGCCGGCCTACTACCACCCTGATGACGCCAAGATAATCTCTGCCCGCCTGGGGATGCTCGATCCAGCACTTCGCTCGCAGGTGTGTGATGCCTACGCCAGGGCGTACCGTGAGGCGTGGGAGTCTGAGCCGCTGAGCTACCGCAAGCACGGCAAGGCGCGGTTCGCGGCAAACACCCGGCTTCGGGTGTTCATCGGGAAGCGGTTCGCGGTGTTCAACCGGTAGCCCTACAACAAAACCAAAAATAATACGCAAAGCGCCTTGCAATTTATTGCGGGGCGTTTTACATTGGGGGTGTCAACAACGCAGGAGAACAACCAATGAAAATCAAGACCAAAACCTACCGCATCAGCGGCACCAATCGCCGCACTGGGCGATTCGAAACCGCCAACGTGCATGGCGCAACGCCGGAGCAAGCGCTCCAGCTTATGGGAATGACTCACTGCCGCATGGTGGTGCTGGATAAGCAGGGGGTGGAGTGATGGCTAAAGTTAAGCACATAGGAGCATCACCGCTCACTGGCAAAATATACCAAGGAACACTGGACACTGAAAAAAGCTGCTGGGTGGGACAAAAAAGGGATATTACCGTTGAGGCCTGCAGATCTGTGGCCGAGCACCTGATGGTTGCGAAGCGAAAAAAGGCCTATGAACTGCACTCTGGCAAATTCTTGGTGCTTCGGGCTGATCTGGTCGATGAGCTTCCGGAAGAATTCGAGGGAGCGTCATCATGACATTCGAACTCCGCCCCACCACCCACGAAGCCTTCGCCGAGCGCCTGCGCAGCGCCGAGGCTCGCCGCAACCAGGAGCTGGCCAATCCATGTCGCCGTCCGCGCCCAACCGACATGGCCGCAGCAAAGCGCCGCTGGGATCTGGAAGAACAGCAAGAGATGCGCCGAATTGAGCGCGAACACAAGGAGATTTGGGAATGAACGACAAGCAACAATTGGCAGCCATGGGTGAGGAATTGCGCTTAACTGAAGACCAAGCCAAGGGACTGGCCGAGCGACTACCGAAAACAGGCGTCCTTCAGATTCTTGATGATGAACCCATGTGCATGGCAAAGCGCATCGAGGAGTTGGAGGCGCAGGTGCGGGTGATGGCTGGATTGCTCAGGGAGGCCAAGCCATACATGGACCACCGTGGTGGAGCCGGGGTTAAGGGATATACCAAGCTGACGAAGGAGATTGACGCCGCCATGGCCGGCAATCTGCCAATCCATGCCGAGCAGCATCTCGCAATGGTGCCAGGTGGCGATTGCAGCCGCGGTCTATTTGAGCGTTGGTTTAGGCGCGACTACCACCCTGACAGGCAGGGTCCGCACATCAAGGACATTACGTGGGCGGCTTGGCAGGCTGCACTATCTACCAATCCCAAGCCGGAGGCCAAATGACCTTCGCAGAAGCACTTGCCAGCGCCGAGGAACAATACCAGCAACAGCGGGCAGCCTATGTCGCTGCCCTGCCGCCGGAGCAGCTGGGGGTCATGCAGCGCAACGCAGCGAAGACCAGTCCGACAGGCCGCCGCATCACTATCGAGCGGGAGCGCGAGCGTGTCGTGCTGATGTCTCAGTGTCCGTATGTTGGCGCGCAGCCGGCAAACAGGAGGATCATTTGAACATTGACATCAACAACCCGCCACGCAAGTACAGGGTGATCTATGCAGATCCGGCCTGGCAGTTTGGAAACCGCAATACCGGCGGCAGTATGACCAGCTCGGCCGAGGCCAAATACACCGTGACCAGCCTGTCCGACATGGCGGACCTGCCAGTGGCCCAGCTGGCCGACGATCATTGCCTGCTGGTGATGTGGTGGGTAGGGGCCATGCCGCAGGAGGCGATCGACCTATGCCGAGCCTGGGGATTCCGCTTGGTCAACATGAACGGGTTTGTCTGGCGCAAGCTGACCAAGGCGAACCGGATCCCGGTCTTCGGTATGGGTTTCGCTACCCGAGCAGGGTCTGAGAGCGCACTGATTGGCGTGCGTGGCAAGCTGGGACAACTCATCAAGGATAAGGGAGTCCGCGCTGTCATCGAGGCGCCAGTAGGTCGCCACAGCCAGAAGCCGCACAAGTTCCGAGAATCTATTGAAAGACTGTGCGGAGATGTCCCGCGAGTTGAGCTGTTCGCCAGAGATGCGGCGGATGGCTGGGATTGCTGGGGCAATCAGGCCCCGATAGACGCAGGAGACAATAAATGACCATCATCTACATCGCCGGGCCAATGTCCGGCATCAAAAACTTCAACCGCCCTCTGTTCAACATGGTCGCCTCCGAGCTGACCGAACAGGGTCACAGCGCCCTGAATCCGGCAACACTGCCTGACGGACTGAGCCAGGGCCAGTACATGCAGATCTGCCTTCCTATGGTGGCGGTGGCTGACGAGCTGGTGATGCTGCCAGGGTGGGAGCAATCGGAGGGGGCCTATATCGAATTCCTGCTGGCCAAGAAGTCGGGCAAGACGATTCGTGATTTTAGCGGGCGCGTTTTGCATCAAGACAACCAAGGAGAAAGCAATGAGTAACGAAACAGATCTGGATTGGCTGGCACGGAATGTTCACGTGTGGCAGGAAGGCAGGCGCGAGGTTTTGGTTTGCTGGCCACGCAATGTGGGCACGCTAATTTGGAGCTCCGTCTTATCGGATGCTGGCTGGATAACCAAAGACCAATGGCTCGCCCGCCGCGCCGAGTTGCAGAACAAGCCGAGCTGGAATGATGCGCCGGAGTGGGCGCAGTGGCTGGCGCAAGATGAAGATGGTGAATGGAAGTGGCTTGCCGGACTGCCAGGAAAATATGTGGATGGCTGGACAGCGGTAAAAATTAAAGTCTGCTGCAAAGGGATCGCTCTCGGCGACTGGCGCGACACTCTCGAAAAGCGGCCTGAGCAGAAAGCGTTCGAGCCATTCGTCAGCGTGAAAGATGCAAAAATATCAATCCTGCAAAGCGATGGGGATGTTAAGAATTTTGGCGGTATTATTGGCCGAAACCTGCTACCTGAAGAAGATGCAGCAACCGCCAAGCAACCAGTTATCACACCAAGCAAGTACACCAAGACCATTCACGGCCTGTCGGTCGATGTATACGACGTATTGCAAGCGTGGGGAGTTAGCAACCCAGCTCTACAGCACCTAATCAAAAAGGCGCTTCAGTGCGGACAGCGCGGCTACAAAGACAACGCGCAAGACCTTCAAGATATCATTGATAGCGCGATCCGTGCGAAGGAGCTTGGGTAATGCACCACTACCACTCCCCAATGCCGAACTGGTCCCCATGGTGGCTGGCAATGGTGTGGTGTGCCATCATCGCCATTATTGGCGGGTCACTGCACCAGGGGTCACCGCACCATGAGCCAGGCATGCGCCATGCACTGCCAGATCCATACGTCCCGCAATGTTACGCGACCGAGTGGCGCAGTGGACAGTATTGCGAGTTTCGTCCGGTGAAGCAGCACTACAGGAATTAAAGCAAGAGCGAGCGTTGACAAAAACAACGGGTCGTCATAGCATGAAGTGGCTGATATGTGTTATCCGTTCCTGTTGTTGTGTCATGCCTCTGTTGTTGTACGACATCCTGTTGCTGTGCCATTGATCTTTGATTGCGTGTTATCTCCTGTGATAAGTTGAAGCCCCTCGATGAGGGGCTTTTTTTATTCTCGCCATCACGGCATCTTCGGGAGCGGCAGGTCAAGGAATCCGTTGTACATCGCCAGGGTGGCAGAGATGGTCTGCGTCTGGGTGTCAGTAGACTCGATCTCCATCAGGATCTCCTGGTTTGGCTCGATAATCCATCCATACCCACCTGCCACCTGAGTGGCCCCCTGGCCTTGAACCTGGGTGTTGCCATCAAGGAAGATGTCTGCGCTCCACTTGTTGCCAAGAGACGCAGGGCGGCAGCAAGCGCGTAGAGATCAAAGTCCCTGAACGCCGGCTTTCCCGGGCGCAAGCAATACACCACTTCCGGCGATGGCAGGGTCTGCGGGGTAAACCCCGTGTAGAACCTGGCAATCAGCCCTCTGCCCGTGTAGCTAAACACCCTCTGCTTCAGGTCAAGGGGAAGCGTCCTCGTCTTGATGATGGAGTACAGCTTCCCACCCGCCGGAACGTCCACGACGCGACGGCTCGCCACCCACTGACTCCCGTTCTTCTTGTTGGCCTCGTCGTAGAACTGCACCGTCTCAGCTCTGGTGCCGGAGTAGAGCCCCTTGGGGAACCCTCCTTGCGTTGGTAGTGGCATATCAGTACCTCCAGAAAGTTACCCTGGCCGTCACTGCTCCGGTGATACCAGAGAAGGTGATCCGCCCTGCTTTGCTCGCCCTTCAAAGTAGGGCGGCTCGTAGGTGGCAGACACTCCAGCCTCGGTGGCGTTGATCACGTTGTGGTTCGATGATGCCATCCAGCCGGCACCCATGGGCGACACTTCGGCAGACATCAGTCCAGCAGTTGGCGTCACCGGCACCAGCCCGGCAGCGTCACTGAAAAACTCCACATACACCTGGCAGCGTGACGCGCTAGAGGTGCTCATCTCCCCCGTGTACAGCGTGGCGTTTGCCACCGGCAGCACCTCGTTCCCTGCCGGAGTCAGAGCCGGCCATCGTTCGTTTGCCATACAAGTCTCCTTGGTTTAGCTAGGGCAGCGCACCCCTGCCGAGATCCAATAATACCATCACCCACCACACTCAACACTGATCGGTTCCAGCTGGGTTTAGAATGTCAAGCTGTTGTGCGATAATCCCGATAACAACTCGACGAGGACGAGAGATGCAGACGACGCCATCCGGCCATGACCCGCAAGGAGCCTATCAGCTTGGCAGGATGGCTGAAGCCCTATCGCAGAACACCGTCACCCTGACCAAGCTGGTCGAGGCGGTTGATGAAAACTCCCGCAGCACTGCCAGGCTTGCCAACCGGCAAGACAGGATGGAGCAGACCATCGAGCAGATCCAGGCCGACCAGCGCAAGATGATCAATATCAACATGACCGGCCAATCCACCGAGGCCGACGTGCGCAAGCGGCTGGAATGGCTGGATCGGAAATATCAGGAGGAAGTCAGCGCCAACGGAGTGAGGGACCACGGGAAAAAGGTGCTATACGGAGCCATTCTTGTCGCCCTGTTCTGGTTCATGTTTGCCCTCGTCAAAGATGCCGCCGTTTCAGAAGTTGCAACGCAGATCCGAAATCAAACCGAAATTCGCAATGAGGGATAACCAATGCAACCACTAACCGCCGCACAGCGATGCGCAGCCATCATCGAATACGCCATCAACCCAGCCATGACCCTGCTGCCCCCCAAGATGACCAGCGACAAAGCCACAGTTATGCTTCTCGCCATCGGCCTACAAGAAAGCCGCCTGACCCACCGCAAGCAGATCGGCGGTCCTGCCAAATCATTCCTGCAGTTCGAGTCTGGCGGCGGGGTGAAGGGGGTGATGACCCACTCTGCATCCAGCGTTTCAGTTAAAAGCCTGTGCCAGGCCCTGGACGTGCCGTTCGATCGCGCATCCATTTTCCAGGCCATGGAGTTCAACGACGTGCTGGCGTTCGGCCTCGGCCGCCTGCTGCTCTACACCGACCCGAAGGCGCTGCCGGAAATCGGTGATGCACAGGCGGCGTGGGATCTGTATCAGCGAGTTTGGCGCCCTGGCAAGCCGCACCGCCAGACATGGGATGAACTCTACGCAGTGGCATGTAAGGTGGTGGCATCATGAACTGGATGGATATAGGCAAGCAGGCAATCCAGATGGGGGCGCCGATACTCGGCGGGGCCCTTGGTGGCCCTGCAGGCGCGGCAGTTGGGGCTTGGGTGGCAAGTCAATTCGGTGTTACAGACCCCACCCCCGCCAACATCATGGCCGCCATCAAGGCCGATCCAAATGCGGCACTCAAACTGCGGGAGGTTGAGTTGCGCCACCAGGAGCGCCTGACCGAAATGGAGGTTGACCGGTTCCGCATCGAAACGGCAGACGTGCAGGATGCCCGCAAGGCTCACCAGCACCACTGGATGCCGTCCGTCATCACGATGGTGATGTGCGCCATGTTCGGCTGCATTGTCGGCGCCCTGTTCATCTGGGCCATCCCCGGAGAGAATAAGGACATCGTGGTTTATATGGCAGGGCAGGTGTCCGGGCTGCTGGCCAGTTGCGTGGTGTACTGGGTAGGATCGACACGGGCCAGCGCCAACAAGGACATGCTGCGGGGTGGCAAATGATCCACGCACTGATAACCCTGGCGCTCTCCGCTCTGGCGTGGCCTTTCGGGCTTCACGCAGAAGCCGCAACCATGTTGGCGTCCTTCTACTGCGGCAGGGAGCACGCCCAGGCCGAGTATCGCACCATCAAATCGTTCTATGGCGGGAAGCGAGTTAACGCGCCTTGGTGGTGTGGTTTTGAGCGCAGGGCGTGGAGCGTCAAGTCCACAGTGGATTAGCTGGGGCCGCTGTCGATTGCAGCCGCCTTGGTTGTGATATGAAAAGGGCCCGCAAGGGCCCTCTTCTAGCAGTCGAATGTGTTGAATGGCAGCTCAACCTTGGCGTGGTTGTAGCACTGCTCGAATATGTTTGGGCCGTCCAACTGGTACTCGCAAGTTCTCTCTTCTCGTCCAACCTCCACCCTGTCACCAGATAGAGGGTGCTCAAGATACTGAACAAGAAAAAACGTCAGGTCGAACTTACCATGCACGCGCGGGTTTTCCACGCGGATGTAAAGGCCGTTGGCCTTCTCGTCAGTCATCAACGCCATTATTGCCGCTCCTCATCTGTAATTTTCTCTTCTTCTGCTACATCTTGGGGGTTGGCGATCGCGTGCAGAGCGACCATAGCCTCATTAAAGGCAGGAACCTCAGCCCCTTGAAGTTGCACTCTTTGCATGAATCCAATGATATTTTTTGCGGTATAGATGTGCATAAAAGCCTCGTAGCATTAGGGGGCGATTAGCCCATGGTTTCTCATTGCTGTCAGGATTGAGTTTATCACAGCCACCTCTGTCCCAACAGTGGCATTCGGGATCGACCCCTGCTGCACCCCTACCACCTTGACCCCATTGAAATACATGCCAAAGGATGCTGTGGCGAAACCGACTCGCTGAGTAGCCCCATTGTAAAGCCCCCACTGAACGTCTGCCGATGAGTATCTGGTCTTGACGGCCCCGGTCGTCTCGTAAGCAATGGAATCGCCGGATTTGAGTCGGATGGCGTTTCCAGAGGCATACGTTCCGTTCAATATAATCGCAGTAGGGCAAGTCCCCTCTAGCAAAATGTCAGCCGTAGCTTTTGATGACTCAGCAAGCGACCAGTATCCCTTATCCGCTGCGCTTTGATCTCGTAATAGCGTGCCGATCGCCCGCATAGACAACGGGCCAAAATGTACCCCACGCACCCATTGCCCCATGTCACCGCGCGTAGTGCCGCCAGTTATATACAGTGCAGTGGCAGTGGGATGGGCGACAACAGGGAGCCCTGTTGTCGGGTGGAACTCAGCCGCGCTCCCTGTTGTGTTGTTCAGAACTGCACCATAAAAAACACCAGATGTGGAGTAGCTTGCGCTCTCTGATGAAATAGCCAGGGTTGTTCCCCCGCCATGCTTGGTCTCCCCATGAACAGCCGCGCTCCACCCAGTAGCCGCAGCAGACGAAACGGCCGACCCGTAGAATGCAGTGTTTCCATCCCCGTCAGTTGAGTTGTTAATTAGTGATGCTCGAATGCAGTCTATGTGCTGGCCGCCGCGCCCAATAGCAGTGATGTTCACGCCTGCACGGTTGTATTTGAAATCAAGAACCGGCACATCCGGGTTGCCCACGGTAATGAGAAGCGGCGTCCTCTGGGCCGAGTCGGTAGCGCTAACCCCAGAATCGAAGTCGCGACTTAACCAAATAGTATCTGACTGAACTTCTCTTACCGACGCCCCAACTTTGTACGTGCCCGCCGGTATAATGATGGACTGACCATTGCTGTTAGCTGCGGTGTAAACGCTATCCAGGGCTGCCGTGGAGTCGATAACCCCAGTTTTATCCGCACCGCCGGCGAACCCAGACCACGTAACAGGTTTTAGCGTGTCGGTTATCAGGCCAGCTCCGCCAGTCGCTGCAAGCTGAGCTTTCAGGCCTATATCAAACGTCCCCCAGTTTGATGGGTCAATGTCAGGATCCACAGAGTTGCTTTCAATCTGGCTCTGCCACAGAGTCAGTCCGTCACTACCCAGCACCATGGCGCCCTTGGGGTAACCGCCAATGGCAGTCGCTAAAGCAGAGCTGAACGTGGGCTGGCCACCGGCCTGCATGTACCGCAAGATGTTGGTGACTTCGTAGAAAATGCCGTTGAAGTCTTGGCCGAACGGGGGTATGCCGCCAGCCTCTTTTGCCGTCATATTGATGGCAGAAAAACCCTGATCGAAGCCGGCACGACCGGTTGCCGGGTTGGCTGCCGGAGGGATGGTGTTTTTGAGGCCAGACTCAGCCCACGGGGTGATGATTTTGCCAGGTTCAGATACCGACATTGAAGAAATCTCCATTATTTAACAGGGTGCCTTGGCCAAAAGGCTCGGATCCGGCCCCGGCTTCATTGAAACCAAACAGCCCATCAGGGGCGGTCAACACGGTGGCTAGAACACCACCAGGACGAGGCAAGGTGTCTTTCGATAGCACTGACCTTTCCCATGATTCTAACGGAAACTCGAAGACGTAGCGAATGGCCATGCCTTGCAGATCGTTGACCCAGCACCGGCCGCGACCAGGGAACAGGTTCTTTAGTACCCCGTTCAGACTGCTCATGGTCGAGTCACTGATGTTTGCCAACGCCTTGGTCAAGATCAGGGTGCGGAATGCCGGGTCGGCCAGCTTGAATACGTCCGTCTCTGGCGCGCCAGGGTACAGTGTGCCAAACCCGAATGTCTGCCATGACTGGGTTTCGGTCGGAGTGTTGAAGCCAGCGTAGTCGCCAATGGTAACACGCAGGTATCTGCCGTCCTCGATGGCGACTATGCGGCCCCAGATGTCCAGCCCGAACCCCTGGGCGGTATCGACGTTCCACACCACGTTGTAAAACTCATCCACCCAAGTCGCGTCGAAATACTCGGTGTGGTAGCTGATCAGCTGCTTGATGCGTGGAGAGGCAGCATACTGGTGCATGGATATCATACCAGCACCACCTCAATGTCATCAGCTGACACCGTGGGCGCCTGGTCTATGCCGACAAGCACGGAGTCCTGATCTGCCAGTGTGGTGCCGACACGAACAGTCAGCACCTGCACCGAGTTGGCGATCTGGGCGATCGGGCCGTAGTAGCTCGATGAATATACCTCCCCGCCGATGCGCGCACGCTGAAAGCCATTCAGGCCGTTGAACGTGTCGATCACCGACTGCTTGACCAGATCGGTGATGTTGAACGGCAAGGATGAAGAGCTGCGCAGCGTGACCTTGAACAGGATCGGCAGCGATGCCGGGCGCTCCCATGAGATCGAATACTCCGGGTATGGGAAGCCGACATCATTTTCGGTGTCCTGTACGATCACGGTGGTGTTGCCTGTCAGGTTGCAGCCGCCATCCTTCTTGAGGAATATGGCCTTTGCTACCTCCTCGTCAGTTCCACCTACCGCAGCGATGTAGACGCAGTGGGCGGGGATTTCGTAGTTGGTCGGGCCAACCTGCACCGGTACGCCAAGGAAGTTGTCGTATGCATAGACGTCAATCACCCCTGGCACATCCCACACCGAGCCCCTAATGGCCGCTGCCGAGCCGTGCGCGTTCTTGGCCACTGACGCAAAGCGACGCGCCTCGAACTCCGCTCTCGATTCGACGTTGGTTCCGGTTACTGCGGCGCCTGCGTTGCTGATGGCGTCCCAGCCCAGCGAGGCCTGAGCGATCCGGTTAAGCTCGCCGATACCGAGTTGCACGGGACCAGGTGTGGTGCATGCAAATTCAACCGTAGCTACCCCGCCGATCGGGAATGTTACCGACCCGCTGGACGCCCAGTAGAGGCCGTTGACGTCACGCGCCAAGGCTCCAGCCGGCAGTATCGCACCCGGCTGACCGGTGACGGTGGCAAGTACCACGGACGCGGTGGCACCCTTGCGGGTCAGGAAGTAGATCCGTCCGATGGCGTCCTGAAAGCGCCCCTCACTGGTTGCCGGGTCAACACCGGCGACCACGGATGAAACTGCAGCGTTTGCGTCGGTGATGTTCTGGGTCAGATTGTCGGCAAGGTGGGCCTGCGGCGTAGCGCTGCTGGTGACGTTGAGATTCCCACCAAATGCCACGTTGTAGTCAGTGAGCACCCCGGTGCGGATGGCTGTAGCCTGCGGGACCGTGATGCCCTGATAGGTGATCGTGATCTTCGGCACGTTAGACATTGATTTGGGTCCCGTCGGTAAGTGTTACTTGAATTTGCCCGGTTACGCCCCTTGCCTGGTCATAGATGAGCACTGGCGTTGCCGACGCCACATCAGGGACGCGCAGCGCCTCTTGTTGATACCAAGCCGCCAGGGTGGCTTGCGCTGGTCGCTGGCCAAGCACAGACTGTTCGTAGGGGATGCCGTCGTCGGTGTTGTAGGGGGCCTCACCGCGCCACAGCAGCGACTGACTGGCCACGTCCTGCGCCACAGAGTATGCCGACGAAGACAGCGCGATACTGCCAGATGCATCAACGTCCAGATCCCACGTCGTCGGGTTCAGAAAAATCGTGTCCATCAGTTCGCCTTGGTCAGTGTGGTGAGGTGGTTCGCCGTCATCTCTTGACTGGGAGTCGGCCCGCCGCCGTGAGTGTGGCCGTTGAACAGCTCAACAAAGCGCTCGTCCACCAATTTGCGCACTTCGGCGCCAGTGTCCCCAAGTTTAACACCAGATGAGTTGTGAACCAAAATCCCGCTCTGGGTGATCTGGATGTAGCTGGTCGGAGTGCCATTAAGGAACCCGCCCAGATAGAGCGCATCGCTGAAGTCATGAGATCTCCAGCTACCGGGAGGGGCCGCATCCTTTACCGACTTCACCGCCGAGATGTCACGGGAGCAGAAGCAAGCCATGCCAATGTCGCCCGGCGATGGATCCACTATCACCGCATTGGTACCACCCTGCAGACGGAAGTACGGCACATTTGGGATGGTGCCGTGCTGCACGGTGTTACCCTGGCCGTCCACCATGTCAACCAGCACCTGGATGTCCACCTGCCCAACTGGAGCAACGCCAGCATTGCGCACTGCCATCACCCGCACAGGGAGAGATGTTTGCAGTTTGAGCATGGCTTGCTGGATGGCGAAGTTGAGGCCGTTCTGCTCGCTGTCGAAATCTGACGGGAGGGCTAGTGGATTGTTGGTTTCGGACATTAGCGCGTCCTCACAAACTGACTGATCGCATTCGCATTCACATACATAAACCACGCTCCGCCAGGTGTCTCGCAGTCTAGGTTTATAGCCAGCCCCCTGACGTACCAATTCCCCGCGCATGGGGTGACACTGGTTTCGAGCTTCACCTGTCTACCAAAGTAGATGCCAGGGTCGTACAGGCACATGAAATCAACCCCAAGGTGTGTTGGAGTCGGCCACCCTATAAGACCAAGATCGCCATTCATCAACACTGGCTCTATATTTCTCGGCCTGCCTTGCGGTGATATCGCTACAACACCTTGCGCCGAGTCTATCCACACCTGACACCTCGCCATTTCACAAAGAGACCGCAACTGGTTGTAGTATGACCCGCTCAGGTAGGCGTCCGACACCGTGGCATCAACCCCATTATCTTCCAGCTTTAGTCCTATTCTCTTGCACAACTCCCCGGCGATAGCGGACACCTTTTGCGGGCCAGGCCACGAGGTCGGAGGGTTGGCATCGGTGGCGGATTGCATGGCGTTATATGCCTCAACCATGAATGACACATCAGGCGCACCCATGTAGTCAGCGTAGGCGCTGCCGATGGTGCCAAGGAAAAGCGTGTTGTATTTGCCATCTGGCCCGGTCGCCTCTACCAGCACCTCGTTGCGCTGCAG